TAATAGCTTTGCGTAGCTACTACAAGAAGAAGTCACCTTGCCCCTCTTTTAGTAAGGGGGGTATGCCTAAGCGCAATAAAAAGAACTTTCGTCCTACGGAGTCTGGCGCAGGTATGACTGAAGCGGGAGTAAAGGCGTATAGACGCAAGAACCCCGGTAGTAAGCTACAAACCGCAGTAACTGAAAAGAAACCAACAGGAAAGCGTGCAGCACGTAGAAGATCGTTCTGTGCGCGTTCTGCTGGGCAAATGAAAAAGTTTCCAAAAGCCGCTAAAAATCCTAATTCTAGGTTAAGGCAGGCAAGGAGAAGATGGAGGTGTTAGTTGGCGTACTTGCAAAGCAACGTACCGTATTTCAAATGCTGGGTAAGGAAAGAATATACCCATAATCACGAGAAGTATCATGGCGAGTTTATTCACGCCATGGCGATTGCAGTAACGACGATGCCAACTAGGTGTTTGAGTTTTCAGGTAATTTTTACTGGAGCTGAAACATACGATGAAGAAGACGAACCCAATGTGCATGGAGGTGCAATGTGGGCAAGGATGCCGATTACAGCGTTGGTAGGAGACACCCCTCTGGAGGAGTGGCCCGAACCTATGCCTGTGTGGGCAGCACAGCCTTGGGATTGCAGTTCGAGGGATCACGCAGTGTACGTGCTTGATAGAGCCACACCATGCCCTTGGCTGGCAAAGATAGATGGGGAGATGTACCCCGCGAAGTATATGTTCACGGTGGACTATACGAACAACGAAATTGCTGATGACCCTGCACAACATAAGCAGAGTCATGTGATGGAGTTACTGGATGCTGGTGAGTGGACAGGCAACATTGTGGCGCTGCCAAACAATCGTGTCAGGGTCACTCACCCCGCTTGGTTTGAAACGGGAGAAGGCGCACCAGATTTTCGTCCTTCTCAACACATTCACTACAGCAAGTCCGATTTGGATTATACGCTCGACGTGAATCAGGTGTTTGATAATCTGTATGCAGACAAGGAGTAGGAAATGGCGTTACCAGCATTAGGGGCAGCAGCTAAATTTATCATGGCAAACGGAACTAGAGCAGCCACGATGAAATTTGGTAAGGCGGCTGTAGATAAGGCTAAAGACCAAATTAAAAAACGCGAGTCCGCTGTTATGGAAAAAGCGGATAAAGCTAATATAGGGGTTAAGAAAACACCAAGCCCTCAGTCTATACGCAGAGGTCAGGATACTAAGCGTGATAAGCGAGTGGCTAAAGAAGAGGCAAAACGCACACGCAAACCTTTTGAAGAAGAGGTGCCTTTAAAGTTTAGAAAAGGTGGGCGTTCAGCGGTAGCGAGTGCGGGCAAAAGAAAAAGACCTGTTTTTGGTGGGGCAGACAGTGATGCGGTAATTAAAATAGACAGACGTAATCCTGTTACTGCACGAAAAGAAAAAGCAGCTAAAAAAGCGGCGGATAAAAAGGCTTCACAGGCCAAGATAGATGCTGCTGTGGCTAAGCGCACAGCTAAACAAAAAGCAGAACGTGACGCTATGATGGCTAAGGTTAAGAAAGACCGTCCAATGCCTAAGCGTCCGTCTGCGATTAGTTTGGCTAACGCTGCTGACCCAAAGGTAAAACGTCCCGCAAAGCCACAAACACCTCCTAAGACCAAGATTGATATGCCACCTGCTGATAGTAGAGGTAAAGTGACTGGAAAAGGTGGACGTAATGTTGGGCAAGGTGCATTTACACGCGCTAACGTAACTAAAGAGCAGTTAAGAGATTCAGGTATGACTTTACGTCAATACCTAAACTTCATGGATCGTGAAGGTAAACGTCCACCTAAAAAAGCAATGAGAGGCGGCATGATGAAATCGAAGATGAAAGCTAAGGGTATGAAAGCTGGCGGTAAGATGAAAGCTAAAGGCTACAAAGCTGGTGGCAAGATGAAAACTAAAGGCTATATGGCTGGCGGTAAGATGAAAGCCAAAGGAATGAAAGCTGGTGGCAAGATGCCGATGGCTAAAGATCCTAAGACCGGCAAGATGGTTCCTGAGTTTGCCATAGACGGTAAAGGCAAAATGATGGCTGGCGGCAAGGTCAAATCTAAGGGCTATGCCAAAGGTGGCATGATGAAAACCAAAGGCTATAAGGTTGGCGGTAAGCTGAAGGCTAAAGGTGGCAAAAAGAAAGTGCGTGGTGCCGGTATAGCCCGTAAAGGCGTACGCCCAGCAAAGATGTACTAATGCGTAGGTATTATAAATCAGGTGGTAAAGTAAAGTCGGGCGGTAAGATTTGTCCGGCTGGCAAAGCGTGGGCTAAGCGCACGTTTGATACCTACCCATCTGCTTATGCAAATATGGCAGCTTCTAAGTATTGCAAAGATCCTAACTACGCAAAGGGCAGCAAGAAAAAGAAGAAGAAGTAATGGCTAAAGATCCGAAGGTAGGTACAGGCAAAAAGCCAAAGGGTAGTGGGCGCAGGCTGTATACGGACGAGAATCCTAGAGATACGGTGTCTATAAAGTATGCAACCGCTCAAGATGCCCGCGATACGGTGGCTAAGGTTAAAAAGATAAACAAACCTTTTGCTAGAAAGATACAGATACTTACGGTGTTAGAACAAAGAGCCAAAGCAGCAGGTAAACATACGCAGGCAGGCATTGCTAAACGTGGTAAAGAGGCCATACGCAGAGCGCGAAAGGTGAAGTAATGGGACAGCTCAAACAATGGCGAGAACAACAATGGGTTCGTATTGGCACCGATGGCAAAATTAAAGGGCCATGTGGCACGTCGAAAAACAAAAAGAACCCTGATCGCTGTTTACCCAAAGCCAAAGCACAGTCGCTAAGTCAGGCTGAACGCGCCACCACAGCACGTAAAAAGAAAAAAGCTGGCGCTAGAGGGCAACAAGTAGTAGCTAATACACCGAAAGCTAAAGTCAGAACAGCAAAAGCTGGCGGCCCAATACGAGCTAACCATAAGGGTTGCGGTGCGGTAATGAATAATCGCAGAAAGAAAACGCTGTACGTGCAAGGTAGTAAGCCATGACGACATCTGGAACGACTGCATTTGAAATGGATTTTACGGAGATCGCTGAAGAAGCGTGGGAACGTGCAGGTCGTGAAATGCGTTCGGGGTATGATCTTCGAACTGCTCGTAGGTCTATGAACTTAATGACCATAGAGTGGCAGAATCGTGGGATTAATCTTTGGACGATAGACGAAGGAACAGTAAATCTTGTTAAAGACACCGCACAGTATGATTTACCAGCGGATACTATTGATTTACTAGAGCAGGTAATACGTACAAACGCTGGTGATGAGTATACACAGCAGGATCTTACGATAAACCGTATTAGTGTTAGCACATACGCATCTATACCTAACAAGTTAACAGAAGGCAGGCCAATACAGGTCTATATAGAAAGACTTGTGGCTAACCCAAAGATAAACGTGTGGCCTGTGCCTGATAAAAGCGATACTTATGTTTTTAAGTATTACCGTATGAGGCGCATACAAGACGCAGGTAGCGGGGTAGAGACTCCTGATGTCAACTTCAGATTTTTACCCTGTTTAGTTGCAGGTTTGGCGTATCACATAGCCATGAAAGAGCCAGAATTAATGACTCGTGTACCTATGCTTAAAGAGGTATACGAAGAACAGTTTAAATTAGCAGCTGACGAAGATCGTGTTAAGGCTCCAGCACGTTTCGTACCGAGAATGCACTATGTCTAGGAGGTTTGCTTCTGCCAAACGTGCACTTGCCGAATGCGATATATGTGGATTTCAGTACAGGTTACGTGAGTTAAGGAACTTAATACGGAAAGGTCGAGATACAAATTTAAAAGCGTGTCCTACATGTTGGAATTCTGACCATCCACAACTAAAGCTGGGCGAGTTTCCTGTTGATGACCCACAAGCAATACGTGACCCTAGACCCGATAGGAGCTTAGGAGACGCTGGCAGTCGAAGTAGCAGGCAGTTACAGTATGGATTTAACCCAGTGGGGGTTGGGCGTGACCCGTTTGGACTCACTCCAAATGACTTAGTTGCAAAAGGACAAATAGGAACAGTAACCATAATAACCACTTAGGTGATATATGAAAAACATGAGCAAGATAAAACCTGTAAAAGAAGCACCCAAACCTGATATGTCCGGTGTTAAAACTACAGGGATTAAAATACGTGGCACTGGCGCAGCAACAAAAGGGACAATGGCTAGAGGGCCAATGGCGTAACTTATGAGTATGACTTATGCTCAGTTAACGACAAACATAGAAGACATTTGTGAAAATACATTTACAAGTGATCAAATTGCTTTGTTTGTGCAACAAACTGAGCAGTTCATATACAACGCTGTTCAAATACCTGCGCTACGAAAAAACGTAACTGGCACGGCGACTTCAGGCACAGAGTATCTTTCCGTGCCTACAGATTTTTTGTATGTGTACAGCCTTGCTGTAATAGACAGTAGTAGTAATTACCATTATTTACTAAATAAAGATGTTAATTTTATACGCGAAGCGTATCCTGTTGCCGCCACCACGGGGTTACCAAAGCATTATGGCCTTTTTAATGATGATGCTTTTATATTAGGGCCAACTCCAAATGCAAATTACACATTCGAGTTACATTACGGTTTTTATCCAGAATCTATTGTGACAGCTAGCACTTTACCGTGGCTGGGTGAAAACTTTGATTCTGCTTTACTAAACGGTTCTTTAGTAGAAGCGTTACGTTTTTTAAAAGGCGAACCTGACATGGTTCAGATGTATGACAAGATGTTTAATCAATCTATGCTTTTACTAAAACAGCTAGGGGACGGTAAACTAAGAGAGGATTCTTATAGGTCTGGGCAATATCGTAGCGCAGTAATTTAGTATGGTTTTACAAGCTCCACAGATGGAAGTAGGTAATGTTCTTGTCGCTACTACAGAGCATAAAGGGCATGATCCTGATTTTTGGGCGCAAGCCG